GAATTACGCTATCGCCCAGGCGGAGGCATATCAAGGGCAGATCACAGTGGAGAATGATGGACAGCCGGAGCCGGGACCGGGAGCCGAGGACATTACTCTTGATATGCTGGCAGACCATGAGGAACGCCTGTGTATGTTGGAACTCACCACAACCACTGTATGACAGGAAAGGAGCAGGACCATGACAACTGTATACAATCTTTGCAAACTGCTGATTGACCGTGGGCGGACTGACGGCCTCCAGGAAAAAATGGACGTGTACCTCGCCGCCGACAGGCTGACCACGGAGGAATACAGCGCCCTCAGTAAAATGTTGACTGCGGAGGCGGCAGAGTAAGGAGGTCCAAATGGACGAGAAGTGCATCCTGGACCCGCAGAGGGATTGCCTAGGGCTTGCCAAAGCGAACATGCTGGAAAAGCAGATGTCGGAATGGCGGGAGGCATCCCGCAGCACCCACAAAGAACTCTTTGACCGGATGCGGGAACTGGAAAAGGCGGAGGCCGCCCGGAATGAGCAGTACGACAACATCATGGAGAAGCTGGACCGGCTGATCGCATGGCAGGAGGCCGAGCAGGCCAAGCCGAAAAAGCGGTGGGAAGCCATCGTGGACAAGTCCGTATGGGCGGTTCTGGCGGCTGTGATTGCGTTTATTTTGGCCCGCATTGGGCTGTAAAAAAGCGACGCCCCCGAAGGAGCGCCGCAAGCCCGTAGTATTCGTTGTCTCCGTCCATTGCGACTTAACGCGGAGGGAGCGCTATCAAAACAGCACACGTCTGCACAACGGGCAATAACATCTTACATCATTAGAAACCGGCGGTCAAGCCGGATATTTGAAAGGAGCTACCAATCATGAACAAGACCATCAATAACATCATCGATGACTTCAAGAGCGGCAAGATTACTGTGGAGGATGCCAACAAGCTGCTGGTTGAGGCTGGCGCCGGATTTTCCCTGAACCCCGAAAAGAACCCCTATGGCGGATGGACCGAGGCAGAGATGGCGGAGGGATTCCTTCCCGGCGAGGAAAAGGAGCCTCTTCCGGACAAGGTAGACATGGGCCGAAATCAGGCGCTTGCCGGACAAGTGGTTCGCCAGAATACCAAGCGCGGAAAGTTTGATGTGACCTATGATGCAGACGGTTATGCCATCAAGGCCATCCGAGTGTAATCGGGAGGTCTGATATGGACATTTCCTCTCTTGGCATCACCGGAGTGGCGGCTATCACCGTCATCTGCCTGCTGATCGGGCAGGGCGTGAAAGCGTCCTCTCTGGACAGCAAGTTCATCCCCATCATCTGCGGCGTCTGCGGCGCTGTGCTGGGCGTGGTAGGTATGTTCCTCATGCCTGACTTCCCAGCCACGGACTACATCACCGCGGCGGCTGTGGGCATTGTGAGCGGCCTGGCTGCTACCGGAGCCAACCAGGTAATCAAGCAGCTGGGAAGTGACAGTAAATGAGCTACACGCTGAAGGAGCAGCTGGCCAACCCCAGGAACTATGGCGGTTCCCGGGCGGCCAGCCAAATCCGGTATCTAGTGTACCACTACACCGGAAATGACGGGGACATGGCGGCAAACAACGCAAAGTATTTTCAGAACAACATCGTCAAGGCCAGCGCCCACTACTTTGTCGATGATACTACAGTCTGGCGGTCTGTGCCTGATCTAAAAGTGGCATGGTCCGTCGGCGGCAGCAAGTACGCCAACGCCGACAAGACTGGTGGCGGCACCATGTATGGTGTTATCACCAACACCAACAGCCTTTCCATTGAGATGTGCGACACCATCCGGAACGGTGTCTATCAGGCCAGCGAAGCAACTCTTGCCAACGCTGCCGCCCTGGGCCGGGCACTGATGGAAAAGTACGGCATCCCCATTGAGAACGTGTACCGTCACTTTGATGTGACAGGAAAGCACTGCCCGTCGTACTTGGTGAGCGCCCAGAAGTGGGCAGAGTTCAAGAAGAGACTGGAGGTCAAGATCATGGACAATACACCGTCTCCCGCCCACAAGGAGGGCGTGGAATGGGCCATTGCAAACGGCATCCTGACGGGCAACAGCGAGGGGGACCTGATGCTCTCCCAGCCCGTTATCCGGCAGCAGATGTGCACTATGTTGCATCGGCTTTGGGAGCTGATGAAATAAGAGGAAGGACGTGAGACTGTGAGCGCAAGAGTGAAACTGCCTGATCCGCTGGATAAACTCTTGCGCTCTCAGCTGGAAAGAGCTATTGAAGAGGCAGCACTCTATACAGACGATGAACTGATCGCAAGGCGGCGTATCATCGATAAGTGGAATCAAATTGATGTAGCGGCAGAATTGGGCTGGTATCGTAGCACAGTTAGCGATCACGAAAAGTATATATTCCAGAGGGTTAAGGATGTAGCAAAACAGCTTTACAAAAATAAGGGAGCCGGGGATTGACCCGGCTCCTATCTTTTATACTCGTAGGCATTCGTCGAAAAAGGCTTTATCTAAGATAAGCACATCATCAGAACAATTTTTAAGTTTAGTCATATTTTGCCCATTTACACCCACAACAACAGTTATTTTCCCGATAGTATTCAGAATTTCAAGCGCCGGAATATAATCGCTATCTCCGCTCACAATAACAGCAACATCATACGCATTTAAAAAGCCTTTTGCTATTAAATGAACCCCCATGTTGGTGTCGGTTCCTTTTTCCTCTACATAATAAGTTGACTTGTCATGAATATCCATTTCCTTCCCATAAACCTTCCGAGCGATATGCTGCCCTTCGATTACGGTAAAATATTTTTGATTTTTCAACCCATTTATCCAGTTATATGTATTTTTCCTGCGCTCATCCTGCATAAGAAATTCATCTGGCTTTGGGGCACACAAGAAAGTTTTTTCAAGGGTATGGTTCCCTGGAAGAAGGCTGACAATTTTCTGTGGGAACTTATTATAATCTAATCTGGCAGTAGGTTCCTCGATTTTGCGATAATAATTCATCATAGCGATATTGAAGTTTTCAAAATCAATAAAGACCATTGCCCTTCCCATATTTTATCCCTCCAGTAAATGTCTAAGGGGCCCGCTGGCTCGAAAGCCATACGGGCCCCGTCTTAGTCTAAGCAGAAAGACATGATACTTTCTGCTCCCTTATTATATGATTTAGAAAGGGATTTGTAAACACATTTTTGCAAAATTCTTCAGATACCAGCATACATAATACACACTCCCCTCATATCTCCCACATAGATGCCACCCAGCGGAAGTTTTTTTATGCGACAATATCAATAGGAGGACGTGAGGATCAAGGGCTGGTACACGTCGCCGCCCTCCTTGCGGCCTCCTGATTTCACTGATAAGGACGTGTTTGATTTGATTTTGAATGGTGCTGAATTGGTGGCCCGGCTGGTGGCCTGCGGCTTCACGGAGTCCACAGCAAGAGACACCTGCGAGAAGTATGCGGCGGAGGGAGACTTCTCCGGATTGGAACGGTTTATCCGACAGAATGAGCTTTTGTACGATGACAGGAAACAGTACGTTTGAATATTACAACGCCAATAGAGACGGAAAGAACGTAGGCGATTGCACCGTCAGGGCAATTTCCGTTGCCCTAGATCAGGATTGGGACACCACCTATTGGGGACTATGCTGGGAGGGCTACCTTGCCGCAGATATGCCGTCAGGAAATCCTGTTTGGGGCAAATATCTCCGTCGTAAAGGCTGGCGGC